GGCTTGCTCCCTCAATAGTTGCATCATTGCCACGGTTACTTGTAGGATATGATGGTACAAAGGCAGCTAAGGCTATCTGGTGCCACTGTCTTTGTTTCAACATATTACAAGTAAAGTTTTTCATAGTCTTTTATTTAGTCCTGGTTAAAAAAATGTGCTTTTTACAGCGTCTTTCTTTCAAAAATTTAATTCGATGAACGAAGTATACATGTATTTAGATTAATTGTCAACACCTAGAAAAAACTTTGTTGCCCAATCTAGAATTTAAATACTTTATGTTATTTAATCCTACCGAACACACAACAGTTTTTCTTAGTTTTGACGAACCTAATGCAGACACTAACTATAAACACTTACAAACACTTTGCCCTGGGGCGTTACGTGTTCATGGTGTTAAGGGTAGTGACACCGCTCATAAAGCGGTTGCAGAACTCAGTCAAACGAAAAATGTAATTATAGTAGATGCCGACAATTTTGTCAAGCCTGACTTTTATACCCAGACTTACGAGATCGGCGATATCGACCTAACCTCTAGTGTACTCAGTTTTACAGCCAACAACAAGATAAATGGGCAACAATATGGAAACGGCGGCATCAAGGTCTGGCCAGTAGAGTTATTAAAAAGTATGAGAACGCATGAAAATTCTACTGATTCTAGAACTTTAGTAGACTTTGACTTCTCCCATTACAAACAAATGAACTATGTTTGTAGTGAAATTCATTTCAGTAGTCCAAAACAAGCATGGCGTGCAGGCTTTCGTGAGGGCGTAAAACTTATGTTGGACGATGGACAATATAAGCGTGACATACACAATATAGATTGGCGCAACTATGACAGACTATGGAATTGGATGCACATCGGTAGTGACGTAGAGTATGGTATATGGGCTATTCACGGGGCAAGATTTGGTTGTTGGAAGGCGTTGACTAATTTTGACTTGAGTAAGTTACATGATTTTGAGTACCTAAACTATTTGTTTGATATTGTAAAAGACACAAACATTACAGATGACTGTGAGAGGATACGTATGCACATACAGACTCTTACAAATGACAGACGAATAACAAATGTGTACGATCCAAAAAGAAGTAAAGAATACAGAGAGTCAGTAAAGCCCTGTTTACGTAGTCCAAACAATGAACCCTATGATATTGTATTCATCAGTTACAACGAACTAAACGCAGAGAAAAATTACCGTGAACTGTTAAAACGATTCCCTAGAGCCAAACGAATTGACGGAGTACAGGGTATTCATAATGCACATATAGAAGCAGCTAAACTATGTTCTACTGATTACTTCTGGGTAGTAGACGGTGACGCAGAAATAGTTCCTGAATTCAATTTTGATTATGTTGTTCCATTCTATGACACACTAAAAGTTAGAGTATGGCGTGCAAAGAACCCGGTCAATGACTTGACTTATGGCTACGGAGGTGTTAAACTATTACCTAGAATAGCCACGGTTCGTATGCGTACAGATAGACCTGATATGACTACCAGTATCTGTAATCAATATGAACCAATATTTGTTGTTAGTAATATAACACGCTTTGACACCGATCCTTTCAATACTTGGCGTAGCGCATTTAGAGAATGTACCAAACTAGCAAGTCAAGTAATCGATAGACAAGTATCAAGTGAGACAGAAGAACGATTGAATATTTGGTGTACAGTCGGTGATAACAAATATGCTATTGATGGTGCCAAGTGTGGTCGTCAATATGGCACTTATAATAAAGACAATTTAGTGGCACTAAGAAAGATAAACGATTACAGTTGGATGCGTGAACAGTATGACAGATTTTACAAAGATACCCTTTGACCGTATAGTTAAGTTTGGTCAAGACACAATGCTAGACAAGAACTTGTTTAGCATTAGCTGGATACTGGGTAGATTCTGCAATTACAGTTGTTCATACTGTTGGCCCTATGCTCATAGTGACAAACCCGACCATCAAACATTACAAACTTATCAAAAAACTATTGACTCTATAAAAGAGCAAGCGAGTGTGAACGGTTATACAAATTTTCACTGGTCATTTAGTGGGGGCGAACCTACAGCATATAAAGAATTACTTGCTTTATTATATGAGGTATCCAAAGATAGTATACACATGACGACCAATTTGAGTCCGGGTATAAAATGGTGGGAAAGATATTTAATGATGACAAGAGCCGCAAAACGGCGTAGCATCACAGCAAGTTTTCACCATGAGTTTGCCGACGAACAAGAATTCGGTTACAAGATATTATTCTTGATGGACAACAATGTATTCGTCACAGTGAATCAAGTTATGGTGCCAGAAAAGTTTGACGAACTTTATGACAGATGCAAACGATTCCATGACAGAGGAATCAATGTGACATTAAAGCCACAGAGTAATCCTACAGCTAGTTTTGTAATCGATGGATACACCGAGGAAATGATACATAAAATGCGTACCGGATTTCCTCAACATGTGCAAGAACAAGAGTTATTACAAGTGAGGTTAATTGACAATGAAAACAAAATATGGTACTTGGATCAAGCCGAACGATTCAATAGCTTTGGCTTCAATAAGTTTAAAGGTTGGGCTTGCAATAGTGGTTATCAAGGAATCGTTATCCGAGAAAATGAAGTCAAACGAAGTTACAGTTGTAAGGATGATATTCTTGGAACATTAACAGAGGGATTTAAATTATTTGATTCCCCTAAGACCTGCATTACTGATTCGTGTGTCAGTAGCGCAGATAGTAAATTACCGAAAGTAAAATATGCAGATTAACACAGAACATCTACATCATTGGATTAATGCTATACGAATCAGCAACAATCCTATGCGTACAATGGACGCTTTTTGGGCGGGCCAAATAAAATCTAAAGAGTGGCTTATTGAACAACTGTCGTATTATATTCCTGCTAGACCTACTGTTGAGATTCACGGAGGCTGGGTTGGTGTACTTGCTAGCATGTTGTTTCAAACAGAAAAACTTAATATACAAAATATAGTTAGTGTAGATATTGATCCACTTTGTCAGTCTGTTGCAGAAGAAATGAATCGCATTGAATATCATCAAGGTAGATTTAGAGCAGAAACAGGAAACATGGTTAATAGACATCCCGTATCTAGTGTTGTGATTAACACTAGCTTTGAACACATTACCCAAGAACAATATAATACATGGTTAAATCGTATGTTCGATGACCAATTAATTGTTCTTCAATCAAACGATTATGATATTGAAGAACATGTTAGGATAGCAAAAAACTTAGACGAATTCAAACAACAAGCTAAACTAGATCGGATACTATATGAGGGGGAATTGCAGTTACCCAAATATAAAAGATTTATGCTTATTGGTTATAAAAACTAGAAAAGTCTAACGGTTCTAAACTAGGACTTCTGTTAAATTGATATCTAGTAGGTGGGGTATCAGGCATTATCATTCCTTTATTTTTCCACCCATCTCTACGAATAATTTGATGCAAGAAATTTGTTATCCCGTCGGGCACAAAATCGCACCATGGTCCGCTTTGTAGTTCTTCCATGTCAATATCAGTAACATCACACCATTGAATTATTCTAATGTCTTTTCCGTCTACTTTAGCCATGACATGGTAAATATTATTGTCTGCTTCTACAATTCGTTCAAATGACTTATTATTGTCTTGGCACCAAACTTCTATTGCCTTATATACATCACTTACAAATTTTCGTTCTTGTCCGGGATTTCTACCTATATCACTTCCATATCTAATTCTGAAATTTTTACTTTTCCATTCGTTACTGCAAATTTCATTCATTATAAAATTTACCTCATCTAATGAAATCATTGTGTAACTAATATAGCTGATGCCAAGACCCTCGTCATGTATGTTATTAATTGCTTCTAGTTGTTTGCGTCTTATCACTACATGGTCGTTGTAACTAGGATGATTTAATCCTACGTTCACACTTTTTAATCCATGTTCTTTTGCTTGCTTAACATAATCTTTGTCAGAAAATCGTATGCCATTTGTCATAACTGACACTGTTAAATCAGGATGCAAGTCATCTATTGCTTTCACTAATTTTACAAAATCTTTTCTTAGAGTAGGTTCTGCGCCACTTAATATGGCTCTGTGTATATTATCGTTACCCAACGGCCATTTTTTAATTTGATTTAATATTGCTTCAATTGGCTGGTCAGTCAAACTATTATCTGGTTCGTGGTAACAATGAGGACATGTCAAATTACATCTATCAGTAACTTCAATCAATACGCCACCGTTAAAATTGTACTGAGGATTACTCTGCGTATAATACAAGTTTTTATAAAACTCTGCATCACTTTCAATAACGTGATGTGATATGCCATGTACAACACAATGTTTTACCATGTATATCCTGTTATCGTATTCATACCTAATAGCAGGTATATGACTATAACAATGATGACATAGACTAACTGTGTTCCCCATATTAGGACCACGAACTTCTGTTAGAAGTTTATCTATACAAGAGGGTTTAAATTGGTTTACCCCAACCATTGATATTGTAGTCATTTTAAAATATCAATCACTAGTGCAACAAACCATTCATCAGAATCGTTATCTAAACCATGCATTGAATTAACTCCATCTAGTTGAACTAGAGACCCCGGATTCAATATTTGAGATTTACCATTCATATGAAATTTAACATCCTTCCCTCTAATACATATTATATTAGTTACACAATCGACTCCATTATATTGATCTGTGTGCATCGGCACTACTGAATTAGGTTTTACAAAATTAAGTTGCACAGAAAGTATTTCACTTCTAGCAGTTAAAGTTTCAAATATATTTGGCCAATAATGTTTATCCCATCCACGAGATACATGATACATGAAGAGGGCTTTCCAATACACTTCTCTTGTGGTATCTAACATGTGGTAATTTTTTAACCTATAGTGGTTGTATATATCAAATCCAGATTCTGCTAGTTCAGCTATATTTTTGTTAGCTAGATCCTTTTCTACAATTGCGACATGGTTAAAATTCATGTTTATATTTAGTTTATAAATATCGTTATGGATCCAAAGTTAGTATTTCCTTTTAGCCACAACAATAATTACTCACTAGTTAAAAAATTTGATTCTACAACCAAATTCGGGTATTCATATTTAAACAAAGAATTAATAGACCTTAGTTTAGGTAGTTGCGGATGCTTCCCTTTGGGTTTTGATAGAACTGACTTTATAGACTATGTGAACGGGCAGTTATATAAGATGCCATTTCTTAGCGGAGATTACTTAACTACCAACGAATATGTCCTAGAGTTGGCTGATATAATGTTTGATATCAGCAATGGATATCATTCGATATTTGGGATCAATGGAAGTAATGCAGTTGAGGCAGCAATCAAAGTTGCACAAGTTTATCAAAATCTAACAGGAAATAAAAGCAAGAAATTAATGTTGGGTTTTGAGAATAGCTATCATGGAAGCACATATCTTAGTGGTAGCATAAGTGGTAGTACATATTTTCACAATACGTTTGGTAGAGAAAGTAATTGCAAAACACTTTCTTATGAAAATGTAGAGGAACAAATAAACAATTTAGGTCCTAATAACATTTGTTGTTTAATCGTAGAGACATGCTCTTGGCAAAATGGATTGCATCCAAAACAATTAGATTGGTGGCTTTCATTACAGGATATTTGTAATAAAAACAATATTGTTTTAATAGTAGATGATATTGCTTTTTGCGGATATAAAACTGGTAAATATTTTGGATTTCCTTCTGAGATAAAGCCCGATGTTATCTGTACAGGAAAAGCAATGACTGGTGGTTATTTTTCACTTAGCAATTGCTTAATAAATCAAAAAATGTTTGATGTGGTTAAGAACCCAAGATTCTTGCATGGATTTTCATACACATTCAGTATGCCCGGCATATTGAGTGCTTTGTACTATACAAACGTAGTTAAGACAGAAAAAGTTTGTGAAGAATATGATTCAGTAAAGGTTGTATCTGAATCTATGTTTAATCGTCTAAAGGAAATCAACACAGTCAAGCAAGTAAGAAATTATGGATTAACATGGTGCATTGATATAGATACCAATAAAACAGAGGACGAATTTGCTGACTTGTTTGTTCAGAACGGTATGTATTTAGGTTTGTGGAATCACCCATCACACAAGAAACAAATCTTAATTCATACTCCTAGTATATTGAGCGATTATTACTTCTCTAACATAGAACATAGACTATCTAACTTATTAAAGAATGTATGAATATTACATATCACGATTTTCCTGTTGTACCTGAATACATAAAGAAACAGGTATTAGAACAAGCAAGTTTAATAGAATACGATAATAATTCTTATAACTTGACTGGTAGCAACGACCTAATCAATTCCATAAAAAAACTAAAACCTGAATTTACAAAAGATAGTCTAGGTGTTCCATTCGATGACGCACAGAATTACTTTGATAAAAAGATAGCAAACTTTGCTTTCTTAGATGCAAGTAACGAATTAGTAGAATGGGTCAAAAATAACATTCCCTTAAAAATTAGAGGAACTAATATACAGGTTATGCACGGTGGAGAAATCATTACACCACACATAGATGAAATACGAAGTAGTGCTCTGAATTATATACTGTCACCAGGTGGAGATAATGTTTCAACTAGCTTCTATATTAGTAACGATCCTAATTTGATGGCGATGCCTCAAATGGCTTTTCCTTATAATAGACTGAATCTTTTAGAATCAAATGTTATACCATGTGAACAATGGCACACATTAAATGTTCAAAAAATTCACGGGGTAGAAAATTTAGATATTAACAAACATAGAATATCTATATCCATCAGTTTGTAAAACCAGTTTTATACATATCAAAAATTAAAGTAACCCTGTAATTATCAGTTTTATTCCATCCACTGTGCGGTTTTGTTCCATCAAATGCAATAATATCGTTTTCACCAACTGCAATTATTTCTCCATTTAAATCAAGACCACACAAAGAAACATCAGTGCTAGGTATTTGGATTCCACATGATATTTGATAACACTTTAATCCAGCTGATTTTAATGTTCCCATGTTACCCTCGATACTTTCATCATCCATGTGCTTGGGTAAAATGCTATTAGGTTTCATAAAGTTAATAAATGATTGAAAGCAATCAGGAATTTCCCCTATTTTTCTGTTGACATTCATTAATATGTCAGGAGGATTAGGTACTACCCAATGTTTGTTGTATAGGCTAAAGTTCCAATTACCGTATGATGGTTTAGTAGGTGTCGTGGTCCACTCGTTTGCTACGCATATTGATTTCAATTCGTTATGTGAAATTGAATTAATCACATTTTTAACCTCATCACGAATTTCAATAATTTGAGGTAACCATTTACATTTATTAATATCTATTAACATATCGTTCTATTACTTCCCTGTCTTTTAATGTCCAACGTTAAACAATGTATACCAGACTCCCAAAAGATGCCATGTCGTTGGGGGCAATAATGTGCAGTTATTCCCATGTTCTTCATAAAGTCAAAAAGTTCTTTATGATAATGAGAAAATATAACATTTTGTGAATCTACAACCAATACATTGGAATCAAAGTTTACTTCTTGTGAGTACCCCTTCCACTCAACTAACCATTTTTCTAACCATTCAGGTGATAGTTTGCCCGGGGTGTTCCCTAAATCAAAACTATATTCGCCCAAACCAAAGTGCTGAAAGTATTTACCAATCTCTATAATCTGTTTATTTAATAAACAACTAGGTACCCAATTCTTATCGACACAGAAAACTCTTTCATCATCGACCATAAAGAATCCATGATCTATATGACCCCATCCTTTAGCGTATTGACTGTCGTTTTTTATAAACTTAGTGTTTGGCATATTTCTACGCATCCACTCAAATCCAACATTAGTGCCCGGGCCTAGTTCGTTATAGATGATGGTGTTACCGCACTTAAAGAATGTTGCAGTATGCCACAACAAATTAGTGCGTGTATTGTATATAGTTTGACCCTTTAGCCACCATCTGTCAAAGTCAGTTAGATTAGACAATACAGGTGGGGGCATACTCAACCAATTGTACCCATCATCGAATAGCTTCTTAAAAATATCATAATAATTTATGCTGTCTAAGTATCTTTCAGGCATAGATGTGTATGTCTGATATATTGTTTCACCATACACTAGATACTGGTCTCTAGGAACTATAGGACTAGTAGGAATAGGTATTTGAAAATTACTTAAATCTACGGGTGCATTGTATTTTGTGACATTAGGCCTATAGACAGTAACGCCCATAGATTTTAAATGTGATGATAGATTGTTTAAATCTTCTACTGTTTCTTTTAATATGATGTTAAAGTTATCTTTACTTTCATCAGGTAAAGCATAATCCAAATCACCTGGCCTATGACAATCTCCCACAATTACTTCAAGTAAAGGATCATATCCTGTATATACGCTCATTATGCACTCATGATTTCTTCAAGATACTCTTTAGCCCAATAACTATAATAATCTGTTTTCATCAATGATACCCTAGCTTTTATTAACTTTTCACGCTTTTGGCAAAGTATCAAATTGTGTTTTCCATTATTAGTTTGTACTCCATTGATATAAGTATTTCTATCTTTGTGATCGGGCAGATATACCAATATGTCTTGTAGTTTGTTTAACACATTACATCTTTGACTTAGTTCATCCATAGAAATAGAATCTTCTACTTTGTAGATTATCAAATCTATATCTTCTATACTAGGAGTAATATCTGCTAAATTAATTTCTTCCAGCCTGTATTTTGCAGAATTTGCGAAGGGGCAAATCTTATGATTTCCTATATTTGCTTGCGGGGTATCAAGTACTTTGATCCACTCTATAATATCATTATTCAGCATGGCGTGTGATAAAGTTCAACTTCATTTTATTGGGTGAAAAATATTTTGATACTACTTGTTTGACTGTTTCAATATCAAACGGCTTACAACTAAACACATCAATATATGCACTGTTATTGTTATCAACAAAATGAGCACAAATATTACTGGTTGTTATAAGTTGCATTAAACTGTATCCTTGATTTAGTTCTCCGGGTAGTAATAATTCAATAATAGGTTCACCATATGGTGTCATGTCAATATTGGCTACCAGTTCTTTAATGAAGTCATATATACTTTGTTTTTGTTTAATGTTATCGTTGCACCCACTGCAATCTAACATCAAATGGTAACCCCAATAACTCATATATTTTCTCCGTATATTAACACAATTACACCCAGTTTTCCTACTACTTCGGTTACCAAATTCAACCCACTCTCTTTTAATTGTTCTTGTATTTCTGATACGGTAAACGATGCTGCCAATGAATTCTTAAAATCTGTGATAAACACTTCATTTTCTTTATCTGCTAAAGATGAGACAACTTTGTTTATGTCCTCATAATTATTAGGGCGAATCATATCCATTATGAAAATCTTTCCGTTCTTTTTTGTGTTTTGTTTAACTATATTCCAAAAACCAATTGGATCGATTTGGTGATGAAGTGTCAAACTGGATATTGTAATATCTGATTGGAACTCTATATTTTCAAAATAATCACAATATGTTTTTATGTTGTATCCTTTGACATTCTGATTAGCAATATCTGTCATTGCCTCTGAGGCATCTACTGCTAGTATATTAACATTAACATTACTATTTCTTTTACATATCTCTATGTCATAGTCGCAGGGACCTGAACCCAAATCTAAAATTGTCCCTACTAAATTAAATTTGTTCATTAATGAATCTACAAATAAGGTGCGAATATATCCCCTTTCACTTTCTGCAAATATATTACATTGAACAGGGTCTGTCATTAATAGAGGTTCTAAAATTCTTTCCATCATCTACAGTTTATATTAGCCCCAA